ACCTCGGAATAGGGATCATGCCTGAAACGTCAGCATCACAGCCAAGGGCCGCTAAGCCACGCAAGGTGGCCGCCTCCGCGCCCGCCAAAAAAACCCAAACGGTAAAACGCCCAAGAAACGTCAGCACATATGATCCCGATGTAGCAAGGGTGATATGCGAACAACTGAGTGAGGGAATACCACTGAGACAGATATGCAGAGAGAACGAAGGCTTCCCAGCTTGGAGGACGGTTTACGATTGGATGGGGCGCGACCCCGAACTGGCCGCATCAATCGCACGCGCACGCGACATTGGCTATGACGCTATCGCTGAGGAATGCTTGCAGATTGCTGACACCGTGGCTTTTGGTCAGAAGCAGGTGATGACTGATGAGGGCACCGCCACCACCATCGAGGACATGCTCGGGCACCGCAAGCTTCAGATTGAGACCCGCCTCAAGCTCTTGGCCAAGTTCCACCCCACCAAGTACGGCGAGAAGATCGGCGTGCATGGCGTGGCAGGCCAGCCCCCTGTATCCACTGAGGACACTGGCGTCACCCGCCTCTTCGAGTTACTGCGCAACGCTGAGCTAAAGACCCGTGCTGGATCTGCTTGACGCTGAGACGGCAACCGCGTTCGCGGGCCTCGGGCCCCTTGACCGCCTAGCCATGATCAAGCACATGGAGTGGGTGAACAAAGCCCACCCCTATCAGATCCCGCCTGACCTACAACAAGATTGGACAGTATGGCTTCTCCTCGCTGGGCGTGGAGCGGGCAAGAGCCACGCAGGGAGCCACGCCCTGTGGTGGTGGTGCTGGACGCACCCCAACTCACGCGGGCTCGTCCTAGCCCCCACCAGCAACGACGTCAAGTTCACCTGCTTCGAGGGAGTGTCGGGCCTAATTGCCAACATCCCTCGGGAGCTTGTGGCCAACTACAACAAGCAGGATCACGTCATTGACCTTGTCAATGGCTCAAGCATCAGGGGCATCAGCGCAGACTCGTATGAGCGCCTACGCGGCCCTCAGTTCCACTTCGCATGGTGTGATGAGCTTGCGGCCTTTCAGTACCTGCAAGACGCGTGGGACATGATGATGTTTGGCCTGCGCCTTGGTGAACAGCCAAGGGTGATAGCCACGACAACGCCCAAGCCCAAGGACTTGATCATTGACCTTGTGGGCCGCGAGGGTGACGACGTGGTGGTAGACCGCGCCAGCACCTACGCCAACATGGCCAACCTTGCACCAAGCTTTGCCAACCAGCTAGAGCAGTACAGGGGCACCAAGCTGTATGACCAAGAGGTGATGGGCCAACTCGTTGACCTCGAGGATGGCAAGGTGGTCAGCCGCGACATGTTTGAGCTATGGCCAGCGTTCACCGCCGACGGGCACCCTAACCCGTTCCCTGACTTTGAGTTCATTGTGATGTCGCTGGACTGTGCGTTCAGCGAGAAGACCCACAACGACCCAACAGCCTGCACCGTGTGGGGCGTGTTCAAGCCACTGGACGGCCCCATGTCTGTCCTGCTCATCGACGCATGGGCTGAGCACCTGAGCTTCCCTGACCTCAAGCCAAGGGTCATTGACGAGTTCTACACCAGCTACGGCGAGGGCAAGAAGGCGAAGAAGCCTGACCTGATGATCATCGAGGACAAGGCGGCAGGCATCAGTCTTATACAAGAGTTGGCAAGGGCGGGGTTACCGTGCAGGGCGTACAACCCGGGTCGCGCCGACAAGATGCAGAGGCTACAGATCTCTGCCGCCGTCATTGCCGCTGGGCGTGTGTGGCTCCCCGAGAGTGAGACCCGACCCAACATGGTCAAGACGTGGGCCGAGGGCTTCCTGTCTCAGATCTGCTCATTCCCTGACTCCGCGCACGACGACTACGTCGACACCACCACGCAGGTGCTCCGCATCTTGAAGGACATGGGCTGGCTCGACATCGACCCACCTCCTCTGTATGATGACGACGATTACGCAGACGACTACAAACCTAAGAGGGTGAACCCCTATGCGGCATAACCATGGCTGATCCACGCAAACTAATCCGAGGGGGCAAAGGGGCTAAGGCCGTGATGTCGCTGGCCGATCAGGTCAGGGCAGAGATGGCCGCTGAGAAGGCGGCAACGCGTGCCCGAGGCTTTGGTGTCGCTGGCGAGGACTACGCTGACCCTAAGGTCAAGCCCACCATGAAGTTCTCTGAGGCGCTTGGTAACACTGGCTCCGAGGGCAAGACCCTGAACCTTACTGAGGCTGACCGTTCACGTGTGCAAGGTGAAAACATGGGGGGCGTGGGCTTCTCAGGCTTACAGCTTTATTCAAAACCACATAGGGACGCCAACGTGTCGTGGGGCTTTGGCAGTGAGGAGATAGCTAAGCGCAAGTCTAAGAATGCCGATCCTGAGAAGAACGTATTCACAACCTACATTGGCTCACCTGACCAGCACAAGTCCAATAGCATCGTGGTCAGGGATGCGCTCAAGAACGTGCAAGCGGCCAACAGCCAAAACCTGATTGACCCTGCGCAAATCAATTTGATAAATAAACGCATACGTGAGGCAAGGAGTAAGAGTGGCACGTTGCTGTTCCAGTCTGACTTTGACGTCACCGACCCCCAAGCAATGAGCGCGGCAACCACCTTTGACCGCCGCACTGCTATCAGCAATGCATTGATGGGTATAGGGGTGCAGGGCCCCATGAAAAAGTTGGACTTTAAAAAAGCCAACCCCAACCTCGAATACAAAGACCCAGCGCAGATGGACAGCATATTGAGGCGTGAGACAGAGCCAATGCTGGAGGGCTTGCCTAACTACAGCGTGGGCCCGCGCCTGTTCACCTTGGACGGTGGCGTGGTCTACCGACCTGACCTCAACTTTGCGTTTCCGCATCAGACGACTGGCACTGACATGGGCGTCATGTTTGAGATGCCAACAATCCGAGAAGCCGCACCTGACTTTATCAAGAAGAAGGGCTACAAACCCAAAGACGTAGTAAACGCACGCGCCATGTCCATGGGTGCGCCGACTCAGTTTGTCAGTGAAGAATACTTGACCAACCTACAAAAGATTGGCAGGAAGAAGGGCGGCTTAGCCAGCATGGCCAAGGGCGGTGCGGCGCGTGGCATCAAGAAGCTCAAGGGTATTTACAACGAGGTAGAGACCAGCATGGGCAGGGGCAAGGGCGCTGACTTTGAGCAGACCGCATCGCCGCTAAACATCATCAAAGAGACTGGCGGTAATTGGTCACCCTCAGGTGAAATGGTTTACAAGTCTAATCTTGACCGTGAGTTAGAAAAACTTGAAAAGGGTAGATTTAATCCTAAGAGCAACAACATTAAGCTGATGCTTGAAGATGCTGTAAAAGCAGGCGACGCTCGTCAGGTTGAGGTCTTAACTACAAACTTACGCAGTGCCATTGGAAATGAAGCCGCCAACAAGTGGGTGCAATCCAACCTCAAGAACTACATCACTAAGCAGATGGCGACCAAGGACGACCCTGTTCGCAAGTTGGCTGAGGAAGGTATAACGGCGTTTCCTAAGAACGTAGATGAGTATGGTGACGTGGAGTTGCGCACTTATGGAAGCGCTAAGGCAAGGCAAAATCGTAAAGATACTGGTTATGTTCAAGCTGGAGTTTCTCAATCTCCCTTAGCAAAACATTACGAAACAATGACCGATGAGTCAATTTCTCCAAATATAGCCAAAGAATATCAACGAATGCAAAATTTGCCGCCTATGCAAAGACCAGCGGGCGTGATTGATTCGCCTTGGTTACTCAAGCTAGACCCTGAGACGCCTATCTTTTCGTTAAGCCGAGACGCTGACTTTGACAAGTTGGGCTTTGGTCACATGATGGATGTCTTGCGTGAAGACGTTGCCGCTGGTCGCATTCGTCCTGAGAAGCTGAATACGATAAGCATAGAGCAGGCGGTGCGTCGCACGCATGAGTATGACGAGACGCTTAAAGCAAATATGCTCAACGCAAGGATTGCAGAGCAAGCGAACGCAAATGTATTCAAAGAGTATCCTGAAGGGTACAAGTGGGTGCAGTTAGATCAGCCGGGCCAATTCAACCTTGAATCCGACGTTATGGGTCACTCTGTGCGTGGGTATGAGCCACCCAAAGGTCACCCTGACTACACCGACATATCAGGCGACTCAGGACACGACACCTACGGTCAAGGTGGCTATGAGGCTATTAAGTCAGGCAGGGCTAAGGTTTATTCATTGCGTGACCCTAAAGGTCAATCGCACGTCACGGTTGAGGTTGGTCAACTTGATAAGCATCCAATTGGTTACGGATTGTCAGGCAAAGAAGAATTCCCCAAAGATTTCCGTTATGAACAAGGAAGCATCACGCCTGAACAGCATCAACAAATTTATCAGCGTGCAAAACAGTTGTTTAATCCCAAATCAGCCAAAGACCTAGGCCAACACCGCATGGATGTGTTCCAGCAGGCGGCAGATGAAGTGATTGGCAAGTCACCTGAG